TTCCCCGTCAGGACCTACTGCCAGGGCCTCATACGTTTTTCCATCACCTGTGATATAAGCATCTTGCATCAGCTCGTAGTCTTTGCCCTCGTAGCTTACTATCATTTCATTTCCCTCCCGTTTTTTTATTTATATAATCTCGACGCCCAGCTTCTCAGCGGCCTTGAAGGCTACAGCTTCAAAACTTTCTCCGTCCGCGGCTTCCCACTCGGCTGACATTCCGGCTGCCAGGCAAAGCTCCTGCAGTAACTCCGGTGTCCACTCTTGGCTTGCTCTAATCTCTTGTGCTATCTCGCTCGGTGCTCTCATTGTTGTTCCCTCCCGTTTTTTTGTTTCTCTCTCTTACAACCTTATTATACCCTATATGTTGCATTGTGGCAATAGGAAAAATGTGACTTGTTTAATCTATTTACCCCGGGATATCGGGTATATCGTATGGTAATTTGTGACATGGTGTGCTATACTATTGACATAAGCTAAATTTAAGATGCACAACGTGCCGTCCACAGGGGCGGCTTTTTGCTTGGTTGAAATGATACCTAAACCCACCAGGATAAAATCACCAGCTAACATCAAAGCGGCCCGTAAGCCCTACTGTGAGCATTGCCACAGCGATTACGGACTACAAATTCATCATTTGCGCAGTAGAGGTAGCGGCGGGGGAGATTCGCCGGATAACCTCATATGCCTATGTTGGATATGCCATACACGAGCGCACAACGGTGAGATCAGTAGAGAGGGTTTGCGGGAGATAGTGAGGCGTATGGATGGGTAAAGCCGCAGAGATTAAAATCGAGCGCATGAAGCTATTAGAGTTGCAACCGCACCCGCGCAATCCACGCAAACACCCTGAGCCGGAAAGCGCAGAATGGGAAACCCTTAAAGCAAGCCTGGAACACGACTACTTTGACCCCATCGTCCATAACTCTCGCAACAATCTGTTGGTATCAGGGCACCTGAGAACCAAAGTATTGCTTGACGCTGGATACACGGAGGCAGATGTATCTGTCGTTGATTACGACGAGGAGACGCACCTGGCCCGCATGATAGCCGCCAACAAGTTGCAGGGCAATAATGAGATGCGGCTATTAAAGGACATTATGCAGGATATAGACACCGGCGCGTTTGATATGGACTTGACAGGGTTTACGGGGATAGAGATAGAGGATTTGATGACACAGTTTGCCCCGATAGATTTATCTAAAGATGATCAGGAAAGCGGCGGCACCGGCGGCGAGAAGACAGCAAAATGTCCAAAGTGTGGATTTGTGTTTAAGCTGTGAAAATATTGGCAACAAACTGGATAGAAACGCCTGTTTGTGGTATAATTAAGGGAGCCACAAAGAAGCCCCGGCGGTGCGGAAACACCCCGGAGCGCGGCCAACACTGTTAAGGAGTGCTGACACATGAATGATACCACAAAAGAGCCAAAAAAATCTATACTAGACTTCGGCGACATCAACACGGATGTATTCGCGGAACCGATCAAGTCTGTTGAGGGGCAGCCAGAAGTAGCGCCGGACAAGCCCCGGCAGAAACGTTCCACCTGCCTGAAGAGATCCGACAAAAACATCTACCGGAGAGCGTTCAGCGAGACGCAACTACTCGACGTTGTTGGATTTGACTTCAAAGACGGTGAGAGCTATCACGTTATAACTGGCGGAGACGTTGACGGCTTATCTTATCTTAAAGTAATTCTCAGGCAGCAAGACCTTGATTATTGCCTTATGTCTACCTGGTGCATGGCATCTGAGGATATATACCAAATACAGGAGTTCTTGGAACAGGGCAAGATCAAAAAGATGGACGTTTACGCAGGGGAGATATTCCCCGGAACTTATCGCCTTGAATATGCCCTGCTGGTGCCAATCATCGAAAAGCACGGCGGCAGGGTAGCGATATTCCGAAATCATTCCAAGATATTCGCAGGATACGGGGATAAATTTGCATTTGGCGTTGAGACGAGCGCCAACGTCAACACTAATCCGCGGACGGAAAACGGCTGCATCACCATCGGACAAGAGATATACGAGTTTTACAAAGAATATTTTGACGGCATTGTGGGGTTTGGTGAGACAAATGGACAAGGGCGGCAGGCCGAAAAAGGAATTTGATCAGAAAACCTTTGAATCTCTGTGCCATATTCAATGCACGCGTGAAGAGATATGCAGCTTCTTTGATAATTGCGACCACAAGACCCTTTCCAGGTGGTGTCAAGACACTTACGGAGAAGGTTTTTCCCCAGCATATAAAAGGCTGTCAGACGGGGGAAAGTCATCCCTTCGCAGGATGCAGTGGAAATCAGCCGACGCCGGAAATGTGACCATGCAGATTTTTTTAGGGAAGCAAATGCTCGGGCAGAAAGATAAAAGCGAGGTATCGGGCGAAGGCGGCGGGCCCATAACCCTGAAGGTGGTATACGACGATGGCAAGCCCCAGGGAGATAACAATCCACCTGCCGAGGCCACATCCTAAACAGCGAGAGTTTATCAGCCACCCGGCAAAGCGTAAAATCATCAGAGCCGGTAGGCGTGGCGGCAAGACCGTCGGTATATCCATATTCGTAGTCGAGAACTTCCTTGCGGGCAAGCGTATCTTATATGCCACTCCTACGCAGGAGCAGATAGACAGGTTTTGGGCGACATGCACAAGGGCTCTTGACGAAGCTATTGCCAACAACGTCTATTACAAAAACGAAACAAAGCACATCATAGAACTGCAAGGAACCGAGCAGCGCATCCGAGCAAAAACAGCCTGGAATGCCGACACGCTCCGAGGCGATTACGCCGATATCTTGATATTCGATGAATACCAGCTTATGGACGAGACAGCGTGGTCGGAAGTCGGGGCGCCGATGCTCCTGGACAATAACGGCGACGCAGTATTTATCTATACGCCACCGAGCCGTAAAAGCCGAAGCACGATAAAAGCCCGCGACCGACAGCACGCGCCGAAGATGTTTAAGAAGGCCGAGGACGACAAGTCTGGCAGATGGGCTGCATTCCACTTCTCAAGCCTTGACAACCCACATCTGAGCCGCGAGGCGCTTGATGAAATAGCGATAGATATGACTGCTCTTACCTATAAGCAGGAGATCCTTGCAGAGGACGTAACAGAGGTTCCGGGAGCGCTGTGGAAGCAAACAGAGATAGACGAGCATAGAGTTGATGCAGCTCCTGAACTTGTCCGCGTTGTTGTAGCTATTGACCCTGCAGGAAGCAGCAAAACAGGTTCCGACGATACCGGAATTATCGCAGCCGGCAAAGGCATTGACGGCAGGGCGTACATCCTTGCCGACAGGACATGCCATTTATCTCCTGCAGGATGGGGCGGCAGAGCGGTTGTCGCATATCACGAGTTTGAGGCTGACAGGGTAGTTGCCGAAACGAACTTTGGCGGCGAAATGGTGGAACACGTTATAGCCACCACTGATTCGAAGGTGCCGTATAAAGACGTTCACGCCTCACGTGGCAAGCAGGTCAGGGCAGAACCGATAGCGGCCATGAGCGAAAAAGGCAAGACATCCATTGTCGGCGACATGCCAGAGCTTGAAGAGGAACTGACCTCATGGGTTCCCGGCGATCCTTCGCCTAACCGGCTTGATGCCATGGTATGGGCGTTGACAGAATTAATGCTTGGCGATAAAGGCATACAAATATTCTGAGGTGCGTATTGAGCTTACTCTCCTTCATAGATAGAAAATTGCAGGGCATGGGATACGTCAAAGCCAACCGGGCGCAGGAAGCATTCACGCCCACTGGTTACGATAAAACCGGCTACCCCGTGCCCGATGATACGGCGAGTTATCAGCGTACTTATAGCAATGCCACATGGGTATATGCCGCTGCTAACGCTATAGGTAAAGCTGCCTCTGGCGTGCCGTATGTGATCAAAAAACCGGGCAAGGACGGCAAGCTCGACTATGCTCCGGACCACTGGTTGCAAAAGCTGTTCGACAGCGTTAACCCGTTCATGACCTCTTATGATCTGAGTGAGGCCATATTTATTTACCTGGTGCTGACCGGCAATGCCTACATAGGCAAGGAGCGCAATGCCTCCGGTAGGGTAGTTGAGTTGTGGCCGCTCAACTCGTCCCGGGTAAAGGTTGTTCCGAGCAAGAGCGAATACGTCAAAGGGTATCTATATACTGTCAACGGCAAAGATATCCCATATGAGCCGCGAGACATGATACATCTCAAGCTGTTTTCTCCGGACAACGATTACTACGGACTGTCACCGATAGCAGCGGCGTCTCTGGCCGTGCAAAGCGACCTATATGCCGCTACGTATAACCGTAACATATTTAAAAATGAGGCCTTGCCAGGCGTCTACCTGAAAAGCGATCAGGTTCTTGACGGCGACACGGCAGAGGAAATGCGAAAGCGCTGGGACAGATCGCACAAGGGCGTTGACAAGGCAGGCAGAACCGCTGTCCTTGGAAGCGGTACTGAGGCAAAGGTGCTGAATATCTCCAACCGTGATATGCAGTACATGGAGCAGCGCAAGATGAGCCGGGAGGAGATCCTTGCCGTTATGGGCGTGCCGCCGGTAATGGTGGGACTGCTGGAATACGCCTCATACGCCAATGCACGAGAGCAGAAGGCGACATTCTGGGAAGATACCATGACCCCGCTTGCAACCAAAGTCGGGGCGACGATAAACGAGCAGCTTATTCAGAAGGAAGATCCGTCCGTCGTTGGCATGTATGACCTGTCAGGCGTAAAGGCGCTACAAGAGAACCGAAAAGAGCAAACCGAGATAGTAGCTTCTCTCGTCGGCTCCGGCATGCCTCTGAACGATGCGCTGGAATTTGCCGGTATAGAGGGTAAAGAATACGCCTGGGGCAATACCGCCTGGCTGCCGTTTAACCTGATGCCGGTGTCGAGCGCATCAGATCCCGCCGCTACGACGGAGGAAGGCACCGAGGGCAAGCAGAGCCGCCCTTTCGTTAGACGCTTTACCAAAGCGCAGCGGGACAACTCCATCAAGCAGCGCAGGAAGCGTCTGACGCCCATACACGACCGCATGAAGCGCAAGACGCTGCGATTGTATCAGGAGCAGGAGAACGCCATACTGCGGATTATACGGGCCGTCCAGGACGACGACAAAGCCGTTAAGTTGCCACCGCCCGAAGCTATACGTCAGATGCTTGACGATATCGAGGATGAGTTAAAGCGCGGCAGGAAAGAGTTTGAGCAAGGGGCGTTGACCTACATAATCCAGGCGCTCGAGCAGGGCGTTGAACATGTCAACACCGACCTTGAGATATCTTTTACGCTCTCCAATGACAAAGCCAAAAAGCTGGTGGAAACACAGGCGAGCAGGTTTGCCAAGGACGTTACCGACACCACCAGAGAGCAACTGTCGGCGGCCTTACGTGAGGGCATAGATCAGGGAGAGAGCAGCAAAGAGTTATACGATAGGGCCAAGCAGTATTACGACACCAGCAAGGATTACAGGGCAGAGAACGCCGCGAGGACAGAGACGGCCAGAGCCTACAGCACCGCCAACATGGAGGGCTACAAAGAGGCGGGCTTTACAAAACACGAGTGGATAAAAGATACAGAGAGACACGCCGAAAACGAGGCTGACGGCCCTATACCAATAGGAGAGGCTTTCTCCTCCGGCTCGACAATGCCGGGCGATGAGTGCAACTGCGGGTGCGATACTGTCCCGGCAGAGTAGGTGAGCGGATGAAGATTGGCATAATCGGTAACGGGGTTGTAGGTCGGGCCATTGGAGCCGCGTTTGCAGGGATGGGACACGCAGTAAGCATATACGACATTGACCCCGTGAAATCTCCTGCTAACCTGGCCGATGTTGCCGCCTCTGATTTGGCGTTTGTGTGCGTTCCAACGCCTGGCAAAGGCGGGGAGCTTGACATATCGGCTGTATGGCAAGCGATATTGGATCTACGTTTATCCGGCAGCAACGCGGTTATCGCTATTAAAAGCACGGTTCCGGTAGGGTTTACCGACAGCCTACCCATTGACGATATCGCATTTACGCCGGAGTTTCTGAGCGACGACACAGCGTTTGATGATGCTGCAAGGCCTGGGCCGGTAATTGTAGGGACGCGCTCTGATAGGGCATACAGTGTAATCAGCGCAGCATACGCCGGGATTGGCGACGTGATGCGCGTTACCCCGATAGAGGCTGAGATTATAAAGCTGGCAACCAACACCTATTATGCGGCCAAAGTAGTATTTCACAATATAGTTTACGATCTGGCGCGGGCGCACGGGGCAGACTACGAGGCGATCAAAAGAGCCCTTGCAGCAGACGCGAGGATAGGAGACAGCCACAACGTTATCTACCATAAGGGATATCGCGGCTACGGCGGCAAATGCTTGCCAAAAGACACGGAGCAATTCAGGGCGTGCCTATATGGGGCTGGCATAAATAGCGCCATTGTAGACGCTGTAATTGGATACAACAAGAGATTGAGAGATGGCGCATAGAGCGCCTATTTTTATATGCGAGGTGCATAATGAGCGATGAGCTTAAAAAGCAACGGAAGATTTTTAACTGCGAGATAAAAGAGATCAACGAGCAGGATAACAGCATGTGGGCGGTAGCATCAACCGAAACCACTGACCGCATGGGAGATGTTATCGAGGCCGACGGATGGGAACTTGAAAACTTTAAAGCCAATCCCGTGGTACCGTGGGCGCACGAATATTACTCTCCCCCGGTAGGCAAGGCGCTGGAAACCAAGGTGGAGAACGGCAGACTGTATTTCAAGCCTAAGTTCGCCGTTGACGAATACCCGTTTGCCAAGATCATATTTGACCTCTACAAGGGCGGGTATCTGAGGGCTTTTTCCGTGGGATTCATCCCGAAAGAGCGCGAGGCCATCAGGAGTGAGCCGGACGAGAACGGCTACCAGCGGATTACCGGATGGAGGTTTAAGCGCGTCGAACTCTTGGAGATAAGCGCCGTCCCGGTCCCGGCCAACCCGGAAGCGCTGGCCCTTGCTGCTAAAGCCGGGATAGACGTTGAGCCGGTGCAGAAGTGGCTTACTGATGCCGTAAACATGGCTCTTTGCAAGGGCTTTGCCGGAGAAGAGGACAAGAGCACAGAAGAGGCAGAACCTCCCACCGCCGAGGAGAAAGCCGGGGCCGTCCTCTCTGCTGCCAACAAAAAGGCGTTGAGCGATGCCACGGGCCTCATAAAGGGCGTACTCGACAGCGCAATGCCGGAAGATGCAGACAAGCCCGGCAAGAGCGCTGACGATCAGCCCGAACCGCCGGAGCCGACAGAGCAGGAGCGCGACATTGCCAGGTATGACGAGATCATGAGTAAAGACATGGACATGACCGCCGAGGAGTTTGCCGAGGCAGAGGCGCTTTTCGAAAAGCACCAAGCGACAATACAGGCCAGATAACGTTTGCAGGAGGCTATGAACTACACGGAGCCTATACGCTGTAACTGCTGACAAGCCGAGAACAAACGTTTCATGGAGCGCCGAGAGGCGCTTTTTTAATGCCCCGAAAGGGCACGAAAGGAGAAGGATTGAAGGAACTGTTAGAACAAATCAAGGCGCTTACCGCACAGATGAAGGAGGTTGCGACCGACAAGGGCACCACCGAAGCGGAGCGCGACGCCAAGTTGGACAAGATGTCCGAAGACCTTAAAGCATTGCAGGATGCCATTGACAAGCAGCCGGTCGGGCGCAGGTTCGAGGGGAACCTTGACGATGCTGGATTCAACAGCCGCGACAAGGGCATATCCAAGGAAGTTAGCAAACGGTATGACGAGTGCTACACGCTCGCCAGAATCTTGCAGGTCAACCCCACCAGCACCAAATACTATCAGCAGTTTTTTGGTGAGGGCGGGGAATTGGCAAAGGCCATGGACACCAACACCGCCGGAAGCGGCGGCAACTGGACGTGGACCGGGTATTCCAGCGAGCTTATACAGCGCGTCATGCTCGAGCTTAAGGTAGCGGCGCTGCACCCGTCCGTGGATATGCCCACCGACCCGTACAAGATACCGAAGCGCACCAGCATGAGCACCGCGTATCTTGGAGTGCAGAACACCGACACGACCGCCTCCAACCCCGGCACCGGCATGTTGACGCTGGACGCGCAGAGCCTTCGGGTTCACGTCCCCGCATCGTACGAGCTGGAGGAGGACAGCATTGTTCCTCTGCTGGCCGGGATACAGGACGATATAGTGCTGGCTCTGGCTTACGGGCTGGAAGATGCTGTTGTTAACGGCGACACCACCGCCTCACACCAGGATGCCGATGTAACCGGCGCAACCGACGTTCGCAAGGCATGGAAGGGCTATCGGAAGCTGGCTCTGTCTGGCTCCAAGAAGGACCTTGGCACCTTCAACATCACCAACCTTCGCGGCATTCGTAAGGCCATGGGCAAATACGGCGTCAATCCTAACCAGCTCGGATGGGTAGTTTCGATGAGCGCGTATATGGCTATGCTGGGCCTGACCGAGGTCATCACCATGGAGAAGTACGGGGCCAATGCCACCGTGCTCACCGGAGAGCTTGCCAGACTGGACAACATACCCATAGTGGTATCCGAGTGCGTCAGGCAGGATCTGAACGCCTCCGGTGTCTATGACGGCACGACCACGGACAACACCATCGCTCTGCTGGTCAGGCGTGACGGCTTTGTCATCGGCAACCGGCGCGAGGTCATGCTCGAGCAGGACCGCAACATCAAGAGCGGCACCATCGACATGGTAGCGTCCATGCGTAAGGCGTTTGCCGACCGCTACGATGCCACCACCGAGCCGATAGTCGGCGTAGGCTACAACATCACTACCTGATAGTAGTCGAGTTGGTCGAGTTGAGGGGAGGGTAATTCCTCCCCTCTTTATCAAATTTTACGCTTTGGGGGAAGTGGAAAATGACTGATTTTATCTTTGTGGCATTCAAGCCTGTAAATCACAAATCAACCCTGTTTAACGGCGAATGCGTCGAGATCATAGGCGTGTTCAGCGATCCTAAAAAAGCAGATAAGGCATGTGTCGGGGATCGTGATTTTTACTGCCCTATAGAGATTGATAGGGTTTTCCCGAGAGAAACATATTCAGATGTTCCCGCCCTTTGCCCGAGGCAATCCATGGTATACGATGGGAAAAAGTGGAAATCAGGACAGACGCTTTCCTATGATGGCAAAGAGTGGGCGATTTCACCACCGCTGGATGATGCAAGATACGAAAACACGCGGGGCATTTTTAAACCAAAGCCTGAAAACGAAATTAAGCCCGCTTTAGATTGGGAAAAGGATAACCCGGGATGATGCTAATAGCCTGCATCATAGCCTATAATGACGCCGACATGCTCGACGGCTGCCTACACTCCATCAAGAGCGTTGCAGACCGCACCATCGTAGCTGACGGCGCATACAGACATTTCCCGCACAGCAGAGCAAGGAGCACAGACAACACCGCCGATGTAGCGTTCCGCCATGGGGCTGATTTTATCGCCGTGGCTGAATCATGGCCCGCCGAGGAGTGCAAGCGCAACCGCTATCTACGTGGAAACGATGGCGATTACTACCTTGTAATCGATACAGACGAGCGGCTTATCGGGGAGTTTCCCAAAGCCGAACTGCTGACCAGCGGCCTTGAGGTTGCGGCGATACAGATAGACCGGCCAAACGTCGGCAGCTTCCCACTACAGAGGATATACAGGCACCAGGACGGCTTGCACTACAAGGGCACGCATTACGCCATGTGGGCAGGCAACAGGCTATTGCCACGTAACGATATATCGGTAATGACAGGGTGTGCATTGTTGCACCTGACAGACGAGAGGGACAATGAGCGCAAAGAGAACAAAGGCACCTACTACCGGCACCTGCAAATCAAAGAGGCCAAAGGCCGTCAAGCCTACGGTATCTAAAGCTGTGCCGCCGGTATGCTCCGTAATCATACCGGTGTTTAACCAGCTATTCTACACGCAGTTGTGTTTATCCCGGCTGCGAGATACCGCCGGGGTAGGGGTGGAGATCATCGTCGTTGATAACGGCTCTACCGACGGCACGCAGGAGTATCTCAACGAGGCGTTTGAGCAGGGCGTTGTTGATCAGTATGTACGGCTGGCCGAGAACTACGGTTTTGCTGTGGCAACGAATATCGGCATAGAGCGGTCCCGCTGCGAGTATGTGTGTTTTAGCAACAATGATGTGATCTATACCGACGATTGGCTCAAAAAGCTGCTGGCCACCTTCGAAGATCCGGAATGTGGTGTAGCCTCTCCGCTGCGAGTGGGGGCCGATCTGCACACCAGGCGCATGGAGGTAGCTGAACCGGCATTCCGCAATGGGCGTAAATTCCCGGCGTTTAAATTCCCCAATGAGGAGGACATACCGGGCATTATATCTGAAGCGGTGAGGCTGAACGGAGTCGTAGAGAGCAAATACTCCGGGCAGATAGAGCGCAACAACTCCATGGTGGCTTTTTTCTGCACCGTGTTTAAACGTGACCTATTTGACCGCCTGGGGCTGATGAGCGAGCAATACGTCATCGGCTGCGTTGAGGATGTGGATTTCTGCCGGCGCATTACCGAGCGGGCGCATCTTAAATGCGTCTCCCGATGGGATACCTTTGTTTACCATTTCTGCAGCAAGACGCTCTACCCGGTCATGGGTAGCTGGGAGAATGTCAACACGCTCATACAGGGCAACTACAAGATTTATAACGAGACGTGGGGGACGCCATGATAAAACTCAACTTAGGGTGCGGCAAGCTACACCTGGAAAACTACGTCAATGTGGATATCGACCCGGATAACGCTCCCGAGACGGGTAATTTTAACGAATTTGTTATAGCCGACGTGACGCAGCCATTGCCGTTTGAGGACGGCAGCACTGACGAGATACGGTCCTGGCACCTGCTGGAGCATATATTCCCCGGGCGTGACCCTTTGGCAACGCTTACCGCCATCCTGACGGACTGGTGCCGCGTGCTGTGCAAAAACGGTATGCTGGTATTTGCCGTGCCGGATTTCGACGGCTGCATTACCCGCTACTACAACGAGGTTATTGCGGGCGGCAATAGGGAGATGGAGCGGCATTATAAACTGCCTATCTACGGCCTGCAGACCACGCCTCACCAGATACACTACTACGGATTTACCGAGCCGTTTATCAGGGCCATGCTCACCGGGGCGGGATTTGGCACCGTGCAGATCGAGCGCACGCCTGAGGGCGAGACACCGGCGTTTATAGTGAGGGCATGGAAATGATACCGATACTGTTTCTCTGTTTCAACCGGCTGGATTTCACCAGGCAAGCACTGGACGCCATAGAGAAAAACACCAAGGGATACAAGATTTTCATAGTAGATAACGGCTCCACGGACGGCACCCGTGAATACCTGATGGAGCGTAAATTCAAGGGCGATTTTGAGGTCTGTTTTACCTCCGAGAATAGCGGCGTCGATAGGCCGATGAACTGGTTTTACGAGGTCACGGAAGGCGCTGAATGCCTTGTCAAGGTGGACAACGATACCATTGTGCCGCCTGGATGGCTGGATAAGCTCAAGGCCGATATAGATGGCTATGATATCGTTGGGGCCTCTCATCACACCATGAGCAAGGCGGCGCTGCACAACATGGAGCAGGCCGAGAAAGCGGGCAAGCCGTTTCCGTGCTCCTGTGTGGGGGGCTCCGGCATACTCTACCGCCGGGATATCCACGACCGCTACGGGATGATAGATACCGACTACGACAACGCCGGGATACTGGACTGTTGGAGCAACTTTATCACCAGACACAGCAACGCGGGCAATCTCAAAATTGCCATGTCACCGCTATGGGTTGACCTGCTGGACATGGAAGATCATTTTGTGCGCCGGTCGGTCTACGGTGACTATGACGCCGCTATAGCAGCGGCCAGGACAAAGGGCTTTGACGAGGCCAAAGAAATTATCAGGGGGCGGCTATGCAAAGGATAAAATTTATCGGCACCAAACACCTGCCGGAATACCACGGGGTGCTTAATGCTTACGATGGCGGCATATATGAAGTGAATGAAGAGGAAGCCAAGCGGCTCAAAAGAGACTTCCCGGACAACTGGCAGATAGAGGGCGAGGTTGATACGTCCATGCCCAAGATAATGACGGCGCCGGCTGACAGGATGATCAGAATAGAGCGCGTCAGATGTAAGGGGTGGTGACATGGCTGTTCTGGCAGGATATACGACGCTGGAAAACATCAAAGACCGCCTGCAGATAACTGAGGCCACAGACGATAGGCGGCTCGTAACCCTCGGCAAGGCTGTTACTGAGATTGTAAAGCGGACTTGTGGGATTATGGAGAGGGCAACATACACCGCTGAGCTATACGACGGCGACGGCTCCGACACTCTGTATGCCGACAACAGGCCGATACAGAGCATAAGCGCCCTGACTATCGATAGCCAGACCATACCGGCGGCTACCTCCTATGGCGAGAGCGGATACATGATAGACCGTAGAAAGCGCTGCATCAAGCTCCGAGATTACGTATTTTCAACCGGGGTACAAAACGTATCCCTGTCCTACATAGCAGGATACTACCTGCCGAATCATGCCAGCTACACCGAGGGCGGGGCAACGAGTTTCCCCATGGATTTGGAGCAGGCCATAATCGAGCTTATAGGCATCAAGTACGAGCGCATAGACAGGGGAGATATATCAAGCGAATCACACGGCGGGCACTCAGTAACCTATACGGATACCGATATACCAAGACCCATTAAGGCGGTCATAGACCGTTACGGCAGGGGGCCGACAGCCATATGAGCCTCAGATCGATGATTAGGAATAAGCGTTTTGGAGGCGGGACGGCGACGCTCAAGCGGTCAAGCCCGGTCACCACCGGTAGCAAGCGCACCCAGGGGCCGGAGCTTGCCGTCGGTGATTACAACGTCCTGATAACGCCGCTGTCCGGGCGTATCGCCAACAGCATTTTGGGGAGGTTCCCCGACGCCACCAGCCAAGGGTTTGCGGAATCCTCTATGCCGGTCAAGGTAAACGATATACTGGCGCGGGGCGATGACAGGTATGTGATTATCGCAGTCAACGCTTACGGGAGCCTGCACAAGGAACTGATCATGAAGGCGTCGATATGAATATCGGTTTTAAGGTCATTGACAATACCAATCTTGCCGAGGTTCCTCGCCGGCTGAAAAACAACCTGTATAAAAAGATGCTCAAAGCTACCACTTATATGCAGGGGGAAACAAAACGGGGAGCACCGAGAAAGACGGGCAGGTTCAGCCGGTCCATTAATCGAGTGGTGCGTATGCTCTCAGGCAGATACACCGGCATTATCGGAACCGATGTAAAATACGGCCCATTCCTAGAGGAGGGCACCGGCATTCATGGTCCCAAAGGGCAGGCGTTTAAAATTACGCCGCGGCAGGCCAAAGCGCTGATGTTTGCCATTCAGCCCGGGATGACTACCAGATCGGGCAGAATAAACAGTAGAACACAAAGGGCGCTTGCCAGCGGAGATACTTCCGGATTTGCTTTTGCAAAATCAGTTATGAACCCTGGCATGAAAGCGCAACACGTGTTCGGCAACGCTTTGAAGCGCGGCAGAACGCAGGTGCTCAAATACCTGGACGAGGGGCTTAAGGAGACGGTTAAATGAAGCATATTTACACGCAGGTCATCGGGGAGCAGATAGTATCCCTGATAAGCACCAACTTCAAAAGCTCTCTGGGGCTGAAGATCATCCAATACGGCGATCTGGCATTTTACACGGCCAGCGATTTAGCCGACCTTGCCGCAGACTGTCCGGCGGTGCTGGTAAAGAGCAAGCCGTTTACCATCGCCAGAGGCTCTATCGGCAGCTTGATATTCGATGGCGGATATCATATCGTTTACATCCACAAAATAGGGGATGAGCCGGGGGACAAAGAGGACGCGTTGTTCAGTATCGCTGAATATTTCCTTAACCCGGCCAACACCAACGGAGATACGCCGCTCAGCCTGACGGGGCTTAGCGATATGTCGTTCCGCTCCGTTCTGGTGACGGACATAAACAGCGAGCCGGAAGAGGATGGCTTGCTTGATGCCTACGAGATGCCATTAACCGCAGCGTCGTTCGACCTGTCGGTAATTTACCAATGCAAGCATGGAGGTGGAGCATGAAGATTAAATACATAGGCCCGCCGGGGAACTTCAACGCCCTGATCGGAAACCTGACGCCGGAAAAGGAATACACAGTCACCGAAGAGGTTGGGAAGCAGCTAAAGCTCCAGCCTCTTTTTATTGAGGTCAGAGAGAAAAAGGCGGCAACGCCCGAGGAGGTTAAATAATGGCTAGAGATGTTTTGAAATATGATGCGCAATTCGGGATAGGGGTCGAAACTACTCCCGGAGCGGCTGCGACCAGAACCATATTCCCGGCGCTTACTGACCTGTTCGGCTTCAAGTGGGATCAGAAGGACCAGGAGAACAACGGCTTGGACCAGACCACCGGACAGCTTGTTGCCCACAAGGGCAAGGGGCAGGGCACAGACGGCTATACAGCCCGTGTGATACCAACTACCATCAAGGCCGAGCTTGACGCGCTGATTAAGCGCACAGACGGCCAGCAAAGCTACCTCACGCTCGAAGCATACGACAGCGTTGACGCCTACGCCGCCGCCGGGTGCAGGTGTTCCGAGCTTGAGATGACATTTAACGACGAGATGCTGACCTACACACCTAAATTCATCGGCATGAACGTACCGGCCAACGGCAGCAAAACCGCAGGGACTATCAGCACTCTTGCTGCCTACGGTCCGGACGAACTGGCGTTTACCATTGGAGCGGTGACTACCTATGAGGTATACGGCTTTAAACTGGGGCTGAACTTCGGCATCGAACCCAAATGGGCGGGGCTTGCCAAGACCACGGCAGACGGTGGGCCTACGATACTCAGGCAGGGCAGACCGGTAGTAACTCTGACAGCTGATATAGGGCTTGGAGCATCAACCCTCATGGATGCCTATCTGGCAAAAACCGAGCTGGCGTTTATCATGACGGCCACAAGAGGCACCGCCATACTGACGGTGACACTGCCGAGGATACGTATACAGTCGGCAGAGCCTAAGGGCGACGGTGACAATATGAATATCTCCATAGAGGCGAAGGCCTACCATGATGCCACAGAGGGCGTTGCCAAGATGCTTGAAATAGAGACAGACGCCGAGTCAATACTGACGCTGTAATAGCGGGGCGGGAAGCCGCCCCTATTTTTTAAGGGGGAAGAGAATATGCTTACTACATCGAGGACGGCGCCGACGCCGTTTGTCAAAACTGTCGAGAGCCACGGGGCAACGTTTCAACTCTGCATACCGTATTCTTTGAGGCTGTCTATTCACAGCCACTCTATCACGTTCACGCAGGGCGCAGATGGTGAGTCCGGGGCAAAGCTAAACCTTGGCATCATAGCCAATCTGACAGTGGATAAAGCCCTTGTAGGCTGGTCTGACTGGGCAGATGAGGAAGGCAAACAGATAGAGTTTTGCCAAGCGAACAAGGAACTGCTGCCGGAAGAGGTTATCGAGGATCTGGCCTTGTATGTTGCAACCTACCTGACCAACTGGCAGGCCGAACAAAAAAACGCCTCAGCGCCGGGAGGCAAAAAGGCCCGGCGCTAGAAAACGAACTGCAACGCCTGTTTGACACTAAATACGCCGAGAAATACGGCAAGCCCTACAGCCTTAAAGGTCCGTGCCCGGTGTCGCTGGAACTTTACCTGCTGCTGAACCCGTTTGAGAGCGGGGCATATACAGCAACGACGCTCATGGACGAACCTGACGAGCTTATCATGGACTGGAAACTATTCCGCTCAATAGAAGCAGAGGCGAGATAATGGCAAACGTCCTACAAATCTTAATAGAGGCTGACGACAGGGCAAGCAAGGTTATTGCCGGAACGCAGGAGAAGCTAAACGCTTTCAAGGGCAATACCCGTGCTATGGGCGCCGCCGTTACCGCTGCCGCAGGCATGGCCGGTGGGGCGCTGGTGGCTATGGCCATAAAAGGCGCTCAGTCTGCCGATGGCATGCTGGAAATGAGCCAGAGGACCGGGCTGTCCGTTGAATCCCTATCTCGCTTCAAATTCATGGCCGATCAGACAGGCGGGTCAATAGAGGGCGTAGAGAAGGGCAGCAAGAGACTTTCCCGTGTTATGTACGATGCGGCCAACGGCAGCAAGACGGCTGTAGAGGCGCTGGGCGCTCTGGGGTTGTCTTACGAGCAGTTGCAAGCATTATCGCCAGAAGAGAAGTTTATGACCGTTACGCGGGCGCTCGCAGACGTTGAAGATAAGACCATGCAGGCCGCAATAGCTCAGCAAGTATTCGGCAGGGCTGGAACTGAGATGCTGCCGATGCTTGAAGGCGGGGCGGCAGGATTCGACAAACTCTCGAAATCGGCCGAGCAATACACCATCACCACGGAGCAAGCTGCCGCCTCTGATGAGTTTTTCGACAGCCTGAAAGAGTTACAGGCGCAAGGGCAGGGGCTTACCCGTGTTCTCGCAGCCAATTTGTTACCGGCCATGCAGGGGCTTATCGACAAGGCCAAATACGTTGTGGGTGGGCTGTCAAAGTGGAGCCAGGAGCACCCGACGTTATCCAAGGGGCTGACAACTGTTGTTATCGGCCTCGTGGCCGTCATGGGCATACTCGGGCCGATGCTGATGATCCTGCCGTCGCTCAAGGCGGGGTGGCTGATACTCTCCAACGTCACCAAGATTGCCGCCGCCGCTCAGTGGGTGTTAAACGCCGCCATGAGCGCCAACCCTATCGGCCTGATAATCATAGGCATAGCTGCTCTCGTAGCCGCCGGTGTCCTGCTCATAAAAAACTGGGACAGCGTAAAATACTTCTCCCTGCAGGCGTGGGGGTATATCAAAACAACTATATTAGAGATCATAGAAAAGCTCCTTTTTGCCTACTCTAAGCTGTGGGGGTGGCTGCCGATAATCGGCCCTAAAATACGGGCGGCGCATGCAGGGCTAGAGGCGCAGATTGCTAAAGAACGCGAGGTTATAGCCGCTCGTGGAGCAGACAGGCGCATAGCCATAGCCGAAAACGAGGCCAAGAGAGCAAAGGCGATAGCAGATCAGCAAAAAAGCTACATGGGAGCCGGGAGCAACACCGGTTCCTCTGGCGGCATAGACACGGTGGCCGGTCTTATGTCCGGCAAGGCGGCAGATGCGGCAGAAAAAGCCAACGCCAAGATTGCAAAGGCGCAGGAAGCCGAAGAGAAAAAAGCAGCCGCCTCTGTTGCTCGTGAGAAGAAGGCTATCCTTGCAGAGCATATCAAAAACGAGAAAAAGGCTATTGCTGAAAAAGCTGTAGAGGAAAAACGGCAGGAGAAAATCAAAGCCGTTTTAGCCGCCGAGGGATTGAAGAATAGGCACAAAGGCGAGATTGACAGCCTGACGCAGAGGCAGAGAGCCGAAACCGCCGCCGCCCGTAACCTTGACAAACAGAAGCAAGCAGCTATCGAGACCAGGCACAAAGCGGAAATGGCCTCACTGAAAGAGCGTCAGAAAGCAGAAACAGATCACTACAACCTGCAAAAGAAGCTGGCTGATCTTGGCGTAGCCAACGCCCAAAAGGCGGTTGACGGTATCTCTAAATCAGCCATAGGCGGCATAAACTCTATCACAAACGTAACCCTGACGGCAGCGCAGAAGATGAAAGCTGCTGCGCTTACCGGCCTTGACGTTATCAATCAAGGGAAAGCCGCTCTTGCCGCCAAGGTGCAGGGCAACATGTCGTGGATGGTGAACCCCGACGGGACGCTTAAGGTGGAGAAGCCTATCCCATCGGTAGAGGAGGCGCTAAAGCAAATGCCGGTAAACAATGCCGGCTGGAGCGCCACAGACGCCTGGAGAGAGCAGGGAGCGCCCATTATGCCGTTTCTCTACCCAAACGGAGTGGCGCCCACAGCAACGCCTCTCAGGCCGGTAAAAATAGAGCTTGACATAAAGCTGACCAAAGAGGCCGACCTTATCATTGAGATTAAAAAAGAGGCTAAAGCTGCCGTTGAAACAACTGTCAGGCAAGCCCTTGCACAGTCGAATTAGTTTCAATCCCTCCCATATTTGTTTTGCTGCCAAGAATAGGGGTATAATATAGGCATAACTATATGGGAGGGATAAAAATGAAACGAATATTAATAGCGGTTTTAATGCTGCTGGTAATGGCCGGGAGTGCACAGGCGGGATACAATTACGTCAGGCAGTGGGGTGGATACGGCACCGAGCCGGGGCAGTTTAAGTACCCTTCAAAAATAGCGGCTTACAACGGTGAGGTTTATGTTGCCGATAACAGCAACTATCGCATACAGGTGTTTAGCGCGTTTGGCACTTTTAGTCGGCAATGGGGTTCCTACGGCGAAGCGCCGGGACAGTTCAGGGGCGGCATTGGCGCTATAGTAATACACAATAACGAGGTTTACGTAGCCGACCCGCGAAACGACAGGATACAGGTATTTGCATTGTCAGGAGCGTATATCAGGGAGTGGACTATCGTTGGTGTTGCGGCGCAAAAAACAAGTCATCCTATGGGCATGGCGATATATAACAATGAGGTGTATATCTCCTCAACCTATGGCGGTCATCCCTATATCTTAGTTTTCAACACGCAAGGCGCTTTCTTGCGTAAGTGGGGCGGGCACGGCACTGGCAATGGGCAGTTTGTCCACGTTTACGGTGTGGCGGCGTACAATGGAGAAATATACACCATAGATCATCTGTCGGACCGTGTTCAGGTTTTTAGCCCTCAGGGAACATTCCTGCGAAAATGGGGTTCTGCCGGGCAGGGGCCAGGACAGTTTAAAGCCGCTACAGATATAGCTGTCTATGGCGGCGAGGTATATGTATCGGACAGCCAGAACCATCGCATACAGGTTTTTGACAAGGATGGCAACCGTCTCCGCGAATGGGGCAGCTTCGGAACGTTTTCGGGGCAGTTTAAACGAGCTATAGCTATGGCCTTGTATGGCGGCGAATATTACGTCGCCGACATAGACAATTGCCGTATACAGGTATTCAGCTATACGCCGTAAACTTTGGGGGGCACTTTGGCATATTCGTTTTTGCGCAAATGGGGAAGCTACGGGGCTGCCGATGGGCAGATGAACAGGCCCGTAGCTTTCAGCGTTTATGGCGATGAAATATATGTTATGGACCAAGGCAATTACCGTGTGCATGTGTTTGATTTTGCTGGCAGTTTTATCCGTAAATGGGGAAGCGTGGGGTCTACCGACGGTAAATTTGGGACAACATACGATGTGACCGTATACGAGGACGAGGTGTTTGTAGCCGATTACGGCAACAATCGCATACAAGTATTTGCTCTTAACGGCACTTTTTTGCGCAAATGGGGAACTTTCGGCACGGGCAACGGACAGTTAAAGCTTCCCAACAGGATAGCGATTTCTAATGACGAGGTGTATGTAAGCGATTTATCAAACTACCGCATACAGGTATTTGACCTTGCGGGTAATTACATCCGCAAATGGGGTTCTCAGGGTTCCGGTGACGGCCAGTTTGATACCGGAGCTTGGGGAATAGCAGTTTACAACGACGAGGTTTATGTATCGGATATATCCGCTCACCGCATACAGGTGTTTGATACGTACGGTAACTTTATCCGCAAATGGGGCAGCCTTGGCAGCGGAGATGGGCAATTGAACCGACCTACCGCACTGGCAGAGCATGACGGGAATATTGTCGTTGCTGATTCCAGCAACCGAAGATTCCAGGCGTTTACCCCTAATGGCGTCTTTGTTTTATCTTTTGGGAGCAGCGGCACCGGGGATGGACAGTTTTCAAACGCTAATTTTGCCAGAGGCATAGGCAAGGAATTCTACGCCGCAGATCATGGCGTAAACATAGCAAGGATACAGATATTCGGGATAAAGATCGAGCAACTTCGCGGCTACGAGGACCGCTTCGGGGTCCAGCATTTTGCCTACGAGCACGAGGGGAAAATATGGTATAGACAGATGCGCGACAGCGTTACCTTCTCAGATCCGGTTGAAGTGGCAACTGGTAGGCTCCCGGATATACTGCGCCGCCCCGATGGTGAACTGATAATCGGATATGAGGATGACGCGCATGAAGTATACACTAAATCTTCAAGGACCGACGGGGTAACATGGACATGACATTTTATCAAACCCGCTTTGGAGACATGATATATGCCCGTTGGCTCTCCGGCAACGTAGAGACACGAGTAAATGCAGGAGCATGGGCAACGGCCTTTGCTCTGACAAATGAAGCTGCTCTGGCACTACAGGAGAGGCCGGACGGACAGCTTGTCATAACATATAAGGACGTTGACGGCGCTCTCGTGCAAAAAACAAGCAGGGACCGCACCACCTGGACATAAGCAACCCTTAAACCGCCCATCGAATACGCCCTCTTTATGAGGGCTTTTTTATTGGTTTGATAATGGCACATCTAATTGAGACCTACAACAAAATACAGATGGGGTCGGCCTGGCAGTGGGGCAAAATGGACAGGGCCGGGTTCGCCGTGGTGGAGATCATGCGGCAAAAATTCGCCAACTATCCCGACGTGGCGAAATCCAGCGTGACGTTCAACGAGGCGCTTGGAGGCGTGACGCTTACTCCTATCCAGCAGAGCGAGAATATGGCTCTATCCGCATGGTCTGTGAACTCCGGCACGTGGGCAGAGTCCACAATACCCGGCAAGCTGACGTATTTACAACAGACCAACGGCACGGCCAGCACAGCTACATCGATCACCAGCGTTGCGCGGCTCTCGTCCTCTCCGTCTTTTAGCGTGGACATAAACCGGGATAACGCACCACAGGCCACGCAATATCATGATTTTGTCTTCGGAGGAGGTTATACCCTCCGCATATCCCGGGCTGATTATCCGACGCTGACGGCTTCTGGTGGGGTCAACCAATGGCTTTATCCCATCGGCGAGATGAAATCATACTCTGAGGCTGAGGAATACCGCATAAACGTAATGAGCGTAGCGGGAGAGTTACAGATAACATCATCCCTATGGAATGGCACGTGGAGAATACCGGGGCTTGGCAACCTGACCAACGCGACGCTGACCATCTCTTGTAATGGGGGGTGCTACGCTTTCAATGCTTCGGCATGGACCTATCCGGCCAGCGGCTTTTTTGCAACTGACTGGATAGAGCATGGCGAAACCTACCCGGACGAGGATGTAACGTTTACCTATGGAGGGCATAGGCCGGTAGGAACTGACTACACCGCCGAGATAGACGATACCGACGGCAGCCGGAAGGGCTATAAAATCACCTTGGAGGGCGACGGGGCGAGGACTCCGATACTTTACTGGTGGCAAGCAGACTATGAGCCGGCGTTTTCATATCCGTCCAATACCTACACCGATATTACGGATTACTATTTGTCCGGATCTGTTTCTATGTCCAGCGAAGCACCGGCCAGGTCGGCCAACATCGTTTTTGACAATGAGGGCGGCGCGCATTTTTCCAGCATCGCCGGGACGCGCAGCATACAAATCAGCCTGGGGCGTAAATTCGACGATGCTTCGACAGAGCAAGCCGTTGTCCTGACCGGGTTGCTGTCAAAAGCAATACAGCACCGGACAGATGCCGACGAAACATGGAACATTGAGGTAGTGGATAGGTGGATACAGTTTGTCAAAACCGAGTTGTGGAATATGCCTCTCCTCTCCGGCAAACGTGTTGATCTGGCCGTCAAACTCATTGCAGAGCGGGCCGGGATAGGCACAGATTATATCAACGTCACCGAGAGCGCCTTTTACCTGACAGAAACCGGCAACACCGACGAACCGGAATGGCTCATCAAAAACGGGGTGAAGGCCGCCGATCTGCTCAACAAAATAGCCGAGGAATACGGGGTTATTATCGAGTTCGACAAGGACGGGTATTTACTATGCCGCGATAAGGCATACGGGGCATCGGTGCAAACATTTGTGGAGGAGCCGACAACTGACAGCAACTATCTGTTTATCGAGAGCCTTGATTTTGAGCGTGACTATCTACTGCTGGATAACTATTTCGTCCAGCAGGGCCGTGATTATTACGGCAACAGCATCACGTCGATCATTTATGATAACGCCTCCATCAACACCGAGAACGGCGAAGGCTTTATAGGCTTTCGCAGCCACAACAGCTCATTTGACGATAATCTGACCAATCAGGCAGCTGTGAACCTTGCCAACGTCAAACGCTTTGACCATCGGGAGAGAGCACTACCCAGAGCGCCGTTCTTTGTGCCGTTTGGAGCGGTGAAAACGGGCGGGGCATACCTGCGACCGAATGAGGTTTTTTCCATCACCGAGAGCAACACCGGCGCCGGGGGCAAAAGCTATCGCCTGGTGCAGCATACCATTGAATTCGACGTGACGCAGAACAGATCAAGCGTTGTCGGGGAGGTATTGCCGTGAGGATGGCAGAGAGGCTTATCAGGGAGGCCGTAAGGAGATCTACCGGCAACGCGTCCGGGAACGTGACCTACCGCGACAGGACGCAGGCAGGAGCCGGAACGCCGAGTAGCCGGGGGGCTATGAACGCTCCCGACGGCAGCCTGTATTTTGTTCTGGGGATTGATTCTTTCGACGATGAAACCAAGACGTTTTGAGGTGAAGCATGTTTTACGAAGCAACCGATCTAATTGAAACCGGCGATACCGGGCCGGAGGCCAAGACGAAACTAAACGCCATATTTACACTGGCGCAAGCGGAATTCGACCGCATAGGCGCAGCCAAAGCCAACCTTGCCGCCACCACAGCACCGGGAGTAACCGACGACAGCGCAGCCGGCTACGGCGTCGGCTCTGTCTGGATAGACACTACGGCCGACATAGCCTATAAATGTCTGGACGCCACTGAGGGCGCGGCAGTATGGCAGCGCACCAGCCTCGCGGCGATATTGCTGTCAATAATTGCCCTATCCGGCAACGGCCTTATCGCCCGCACAGGCGCAGGCACGGCAGCAGCGCGCACACTCACAGGCCCAGCGGCGGGTATCACCGTAACCAACGGGGACGGGGCCGCGGGCAATCCAGCTATTGCCCTTGCCAACGATCTGGCCGCTGTAGAGGGCCTGAGCGGCACAGGCGGCGTTGAACGCACTGGAGACGATGCTTGGGGCACTTACACGCTTACAGCCGCAGGGAAAGCCCTGCTGGACGATGCCACGGCGGCAGACCAGCGGGCAACGCTCGAACTGTCCGGCGGGGCAGACAACAGCGCAGCAGGGGTGCCTACGGCCGTAACAGTGGCGAAGGGCATTGTAACCGCCATCACTAAAACCACACCGGTTGCCGACGGCACATACACCGTAGGCAAGGGCACGACAACCGACGGAACAATCACTATCGCCAACGGCATTATAACCGCCGTGCAGCAAGCATCATAAGGGAGGAACCACCATGCTACCAGCAACCCTAAACCTAGCCGGCGTCAGGGCTATACCCAAAGGCGCTGATTACTCATACCCCATCACCCGCAAGCGCTCTACCGGAGAAGCCTATGATTACACCGGCTGGACCGGGCGAATGCAGATACGGCAGAGCGTTGGCAGCACCGTCCTCATAACCCTGACCACCGAAAACGGTGGCCTGGTAAATGGGGGCAGCAACGGCACATGGACGATAGCCCTGACCGATGCGCAAACGGCGCTCCTCTCATGGATAGGGCAAGCAATATACGATCTCAAACTTACCGACCTATCCGGATTGGAGTATATATTCTGCCGTGGTGCCGTCGAACTGTACGAGGTGGTGACAGCCGATGCCTGACATGGTATATACCGAGCCTGATGTAATCTATTCCGATACCGGTGCCGATATAATCGAAGTGGGTATACCGGGGCCGCAGGGGTTATCAGTGACCCCAAAAGGTGCATGGGCAACGGCCACACTATATGCCGTCCTTGACCTTGTAACCCTTTCCGGCAACAGCTATGTTTGCACCGCAGCTCACACCTCCGCAGCGGCTACACAGCCGGGCGTAGGAGCCTCATGGTCAACTGTCTGGCAACTCAATGCCAGCAAGGGCATAGATGGGGACGATGGCAGAGAGGTAGAGATACAGAAAGGGGCAACTTATATCCAATGGCGGTATGCTGGCGACGAGGCGTGGACGAACCTTATTGCTATTGCCGATATAACCGGCACCGATGGGCGCGAAGTCGAGATGCAAGGAGAGGATGCCTATATACAATGGCGCTATGTTGGTGATGTCGAGTGGACCGATCTTGTAGCGCTTGCTGATCTCAAAGGAGACAAAGGCGATCCGGGCACAACGCAGGGCGATTGGTCTGGATTTGTGGAGTATGTCGAAAACAAAAGCTTGCCCCTCTGCCTTGAGGCAAGCTTCTCCGGCACCATAACTGCCTTAAAAGCGCAATCCGGCACCGGCAC